TTGCTTATTTTCTTTCGTCCTGGTTCTTTCTCACACAAAATAAACAAAACAAAATAAAAATTAGTTAGAATTGTATATATTAAATTCATTGTACATACACATTGAGAGAACCAGGAAATTTCTTTTTTAAAGTTAAAGTCTTTTACTTTTTCGAGCGCAAGACCTTCTTAATTGAAGGACTACCCATTAAAATGAACCGAACCAATTCGCGCAAAGACTCTAACAAACAGCAAAAGGCTGAAAATGCTCGCATAAATTCATCATTGAATTCCATGACGAAACTCCTAAAACAGATTAAAACTTCTGAAACATCTTCAAAGAAGAAGAAACCTAGAAAAGCAACGGCTTCACGGCCGTCTGCGAATTACCATCCGGTGATTGATTCATTTGCTCATCCTCATGATGCGGCTCCAGGACAATACATACCATCTATGCCTCCGCTTAGTACACAGAAATTTACATGCCACCAAGCATTTGAAATGACTGTTGGAACAGCAGGTTTTGGTTTTGTCGGGTTCAGGCCGCAATTTTGTAATGATCGAGATTCCTTAGTGTACTCAACGGCAACTTTTGCCGGTTCGACGTTAGCTTCAGGAATCACAAATGCATTAGTAGTCGGTGTAGGTGGAATTCCCATATCTTCGTTTCCTTATTCGTGGGCTACCATAGCTAGTAACAATGGTTCCCTAGGTGCAGATAGTTTGTATCGTCCCCGTATAGTTAGCTTTGGTGCTAATATCACGTACACAGGAAAAGCATTAGATAGATCGGGGAGCATTTATTCCCTTGTTTCTACTACTGGTGAGGACGTATCTAATCGTACGTTATCCCAGATTATTGCAAATCCAGCCAGTATGAGATATTCTGTTAATGATATGGAACAAGCATATGTCACGTTACATGGAACTCTGAGAGAACATTATAATCTCCAGAATCCAGAGGTAACTGGCACTGCTTGCTTTCCAGATTCAGCAAACTTACCAAACAGACTGTACTACGATTACACTGGTTCAGGAACAAGTGCCTCAGTGCCTTGTGTCGGAGTGTTGATAGTAAATGGTGTCCCCGGAACAACGTTCAACGTTGACATAATTGCTCATTTTGAAGTAGGTGGTGAGGGACCTGGTTGTCTCTTGACTCCATGCTACTGCGATGAAGCTGCATTGTCACAAGCTAACAATGTTTCAAAAATTTCCCAGTCTTTACACAAGGCAAATCCTCACACGACTAAAAGTAACATAGCCCAAGCTGCCATATCATTAGGTATGGGAGCAGGCGGATCCATAATGTCAGGTGAGGGAGCTAAGTTGAAGAAAAAGGGGGGCATGTACGCTGTAGCCGGGGAAGGGCTGCAGCTGGGCGGCGGTTTAATGAAGAACAAGGGAATGCAACGTAGTCTTTCCAAAATGTTCAAATTTTAATCAGTCAAGCTGTGTCTAGACAGGACGGTAACATCGGATCAAACTTATCCATAAAAGACTGTGTCAATGCACATACCTATTACCCTTCGGGAATTTTATCCAATTTGGTTGAACTAAAATTGGCCCTCAAAGTGGGAGAACTTTTTAGTGCGCTAGAGCACTTCCCAGTGCACAACCTTACTGCTATGACTAACAACAAGAAGAAATTTAATCGCGACAAGCGCATTGAATCTGAAGTTGCTGATTATTATGCTCAAAATGCCGAACAGCTTAATCAAAAAGAAGCTAAGGCAAGACGAAATGTATGGACGGACGAAACACGGGGTGATGGTGATCCCCAAGACGAAAAAATCAACGCTAAAGATGATAAAAGAGTCAAAGACACCCGGGAAAACCGTAAAACAGTTTTTCAGAAGGGACTTGTTAAAGAAGGTGTAGGATTGAACCCAACAAAAGGTGAAATCATACGGCTTCTCGACATCTATGACACGTTTGATGATAAGTCTAAAGAGAATATGACTCTTGAACAGTTCAAGACATTTTATATGGTGCGATACGCTCCCGCAAGGAGGCTGTTGCACCAGGAATTCAATAAATCTTTTCGACCAAATCGAAATAAAACACAAGATGAAAACACTGCTAAATTGCGAAATGCATCTTTTAACCTAGCTATGATTAAACGTCATGAAGGTAAGAAGGGCTTCGAGAACGAGAACAAAACTCAAAGCATGCCTCATCTGGCTGTAAGCGAATATAAATTGCGCAACGATTTGAACAGAAAATACATTCCTCCTCCAGTCGCTTTGGTGACAAAGGGTAAAAGATGTTCTGCACAAGATAGGGAGAATTATACTCATCAGGTTAGGGATTTCGTAAAACAAATTTCTAACAAATCCGAGGTTTCAAAAGGAGCCCCGAAGCGGTTTTCAATTGTGAAACAAAGCTTACCTTCCAATGTGGCAACTCAGATAGCCAAACAGGTAAACTTACATTGCGTGTGTAATAAAAAAGAAAGTTGTGGCGAGTGCACTAGGTGTACTAACGAGAAAATAATTATCGCATTGCAAAAAGAGAACAATAGGAATAAGCAGAAGGCCCTGAGCGACGCCAGGAAACTTGCCAGGAGGGCAGATAAGAATTTACACCTTATACATCCTGAAGAAAATGGGGCTAACGGTGAAGCAAAAGGGAAGGACTTCGTGTTCAAAGTACCTTTTTGCCAGAAGTCCCATCCCACTGATTGTAAACAAGCACCTTATCATCCAAGGGAACGGCCTAACAAACCAAAACCCGGGGCCGAAGCCAGAATAGCTGCCAAGACGAAAAAGGAGGCAGGCGGTGAAATCGAAGTTAAACATTTATTGTTATGCTCGATGCACATTGCCGGACTCCCATGTACTTGTGCCAAATCAATAGCTCACATACCCAGGAAGCGTCTTAAGGATTATCATGATATCATCAGCTCTATTGATGGTGTCACCAGCTTAGAAGAAATGGTGATGAAAGGGGTGGATGAAGAGACAATTCTTACGCAGATGGCGATAGACGAACAGCAATTGGAAGATGACGCAGAAGATCCAGGATGGATTGACTGCCGCGCCGGTTGTGCATGTCAAATCTGTAAAGCTACCAGCAATGTTGTGCTTCCACTTGGGGGGAATCCAGTCGTTCGTACCGGAGAATCCCAAGGAACCGATAAGCTTGACACTTCATCGGTTGTTAAAGATGTCATAGGGGATAAGTCAACCCCTTTGGATGAGAAACCACCGATCTTATCCAAGAAGGAAGCTAGAACCAAGAAGAAGAAGGAGAAAATTAATCAGGTCTCTCCAACTAAAACTAGCCCAACCAATGGGGTTGAGATTGGAAAACCTGTCAAAAAGGAGGCTTTAACCAAGGAAAGCAAACCTGAACCCAAAATTCAAAACAAAATAATAACCAAGGGGGTGAAAGTGAATGAGATTAAGGAAAATGTTGTAGACACACCATCGCGAGATGAGTCATTTTCTGTAAATTCGATCATTAAATATGAACGTGAAGATTACGCGTGGAGGAACAACATGGAATTGCCTATGCGATTCTATGATGATTTCTTCGATCTTCCTTTCCAATTATTACCCGCGACAGCACCGCCGGAAGAAGAAGTGCTAAAAACCGAGAACGTAAACGGTGAAATAAATCCAAATGAAAACCAGGGTCTTGCCTTACCATTCGAAAGAGTGAGTGGCCCTAGTAATTTTACGGACAAATGTGTAGGGGTCATTAGGTTCCCTGATCCTCACATTATTTACGATTTCGAGAGTGTCAGTCAAGCCATTCAGGAGGTGAATGCTATAGGTACACTTCTAAAAAGTTTTACTTACCAAGACGATCAGGTTGAGTTTCTCACCCTTGGACTCAGTGAAGTAGACAGATCGATTGCAAAATGGAAACAAGTGCGGCACCCAATTGTCAAGGGGTGGATGGCTCAAGAGCCTCCCGAAAGGGAATGGAACCTGTGCCCAAACACCAGTGGAAGAATTATCAACCATTGGAAACGTGCAAGAGCGCGTTGCTGCCCAAAATTCCCGGATTGCGAAAGTTGCCAGAGTTATAGGAATTCCGTTAAGTTAGGGGTGCATAGATATTATTGTGGAGATGGTTTAACCAGCGTACCATTATATTTTAGCACCCTCAATTTCAACGATGAGACTATTTCCTCGGCAAAACGACCTGTTGAAGACACAGAAGATGAAGTCCCTGAGGTTACGCCGATCAAACCACTTGAGGGTATGACTCTGATTCCGCATATGTTGGGATCGAGATGTGACAGTGGTGACCCCACGTCTGGACTAGTTTGGAGGGGACTAGTCTTTGTAGCAAATTATTTGTTATACCTCGAAGGACCGAAAACGGTGCCATTCAACTTTAATACCAAGGTGTTAGCGACTCCAGCAATGACTAAAAAGAAATCACTTTTATATAGATTCTTTGAGTCAGGGGCTTACGTTACAACCAAGGCAATTAAATTGGCAAGTTTAGGCTCAGTAGACTTACATGTTCCAGGCGAAGCGTATTCTTATACCAATGGTCAGACAACAGTCGAATCTCGAAGGGTTACGGGTAATTTTGCTGTAGACGTCACTACAGGGTTATGGAATTCGTACTACGAAGTGCAGATCTGGGAGGAGCTATACCGTAAGCTTCTATCAGATATTCCTATCTTCCGCCCAGGAGGCTCCTTTGAGACTCAAATGGTATTTTCCTGGTTGGCATCCAGATTAGGTGAGAATGTGACGAAGTTATATTCGGATCATCCACATAAAGAAGCGCTTTTGGGGCCAACTTACCGAGAATTGATTTCGCACACAATCTTGGCCGTTACCCATCGACTCCTAGTTGACTTTCAATTGTCTGCTTCTGCTGTTCCCTTACAATCGCGCTCTAGCGTGATTAAATAGGGAGTTAAGGCCTCGTTGACCGAGCAATGGGGTGTTGAGAGGTTGGAATTTTCACAATTCCAGCCTCGCTCTACTGGTTTGTACTTTACCGGGATGGCTAATCAGGTTCATTATGATTTACCTGATGATCACAAATACAAAAGAACTTGGGTCTTCAACGACGCATATGTCGCAGAAAAGAACCGCAAATTTTTCGACGGAAAAACTGGAATCTTAGATTTCGGCAAGTACGAGGATGATACGCAATTGAAGAAAACGAAGTACGATTCCCTATTTGGTTTCGGTTTCGCCCACTCAGGCATCATTTACGCGAATTCAGATAACAACATATCAGAAGGTTTAGCCAGACACCATCAGAAGAAATTTCTGAAATCTGACAGTGACCAAGATGAGGTTGGTAATTTGAGAGTGTATTATGGTGATCATGTGGACAACGAAAGCTTTGACTTCGAGAACAGTCTCCGAACCAATCAAAATCATTACTGTCAAGTTTACGGTAGTGACCTCGCAAATATAATTAGGGAACAATTCGGTTACCATGAGTATGCAATTCCTATTGCTGAAGCATCTTATCTATTAACTTTAGAGAAGCATGTAAAGCAACGGTTGAGAGCATCAGGGTATAAGGATTTGGAAATTGAAGGTCTTTTGGCTAACCATACATACATGAAAGTGTGTGAATGGAAACTGAAGATTGAAACTGCAAAGTACAATAAACCACCCAGAATTATAGTTGACGAAAGTGTTGTAGGTTCATTGCCGAGAGTTCACTTTGCAAATTCATGGAAGAATTTTTCGAAAGGCAAGAAAGCCGATTTTGGGAAAGTTGAAGTGACTTATCACGGAGAGAGCAGCTACGAGAGCATATTAAACATGTTTGAGCAGCTAGAATCACCAGTCGACAAAGTCGTTCTTAAGAACAATTCAGATGATGCGATCATTCACTGGATGGAAGATGGTGTTTACCATCGATATAATCTAGACATTGCGTCAAATGACAGTTCTCACTCTTTCTCGACTATGGCATTATACGCCGATTATTCGAATATGACGGTCGAACAGCGTAAGAATTTTTTCGACACGCTTAATATGCCAATACGCATATATAACTACGATAAGAGTAGACACGTTGAGCTGAAAACCAAATGGGGTTACTGCCCCTCAGGTCTTGGCGACACTACTGTGGTTAATAATGGTGCTTGGCTACTTTTCGGGCATAGTCTTAATAGGCTATTGGACAAGGGTTTCAAAATGAGTTTGTCACTCATCACCTTAGCCGGATTCCTAATTGGTTTTAGGTATTCGTATTCAGAAATAAAGAATCTTGGGGATATTCAATTCCTCAAACAGTCACCGGCCTTAATTGACGGTAAGATGGTACATTCTTTAAATCTCGGTGTCATACTAAGATTTTCTGGAAGATGCAAAGGGGAGATTCCTAACATCCCGTACCCGTCATGGGTTACGGATCGCAAATCCAAAGCGGAATACATACAGAGTTTGCTGACGTATGGGTTCTTCAAATACAATAGATACGAGATTTTAATCAAGTGCATTTGCCCTTTCTTTGACAACATTAACAAAGAAGAGCACAAGCACGTAGAATTGTTGCTGAAGTACGGTCATAGGCTTACTCATGGAGAAGTTTTGGAAATTGCTGGCTCACAAAGGCCCATATTGTACCACACACGTGCGAGTATGTATTCACGCTACGACTTAACTGACGTAGACATTGATGAATTCGAATCTCTCTGTACCTCCCACGGGTACGGATTAACGATGTGGTGTAAATTGGTTGATATCGTGTTTTTGAAAGATTATGGATTGAAATGGTAAGTTCTCTTATTATTTTTTCTTCCACTATCTCTCCCACCTCCACTTTATCATTGAGAAGGC